GGGCTTTTTTCGCGCCGTCATTTCCGGCCGGTCGATTTTCAGGCTCGCATGAACCCGGCGAAGCCGCAGACGATGAAGGTGATCTCGGGGACTGACCGGAAGGATCGGCAGGATCCGCCGGATATGCCGAAGTACGACATCGTCGACAACTTTCCGCCGGCGCCGCAGCACTTGACGCCAGACGGGGCTGAAATGTGGAACAAGACGGGGCCGCAGCTCGTCGCCGCGGGCGTGCTGCAGGTCGTCGATCTGGCGCCGCTCGAGCAGCTTTGCTTCGCCTGGCAGACCTTCAGGAAGAAGGCGAAGGCCGATATGGAGGTCACGGCCTCGGAGCATAACGCGCTGCTGTCGCTGTTCTCGCAGTTCGGGATGACGCCGGCCGCGCGTCGTCGGGTCATGGCGTCCATCGCCGAGGCGCCGCCGACCAATCGCTTCGCCGCCAATGGCCGCCGCAAGCCCTCGTAGCTATGTCGAGATTGCCGACGCCTACGCGCAGGAAGCTTGTGCAGACCGTCGCGGGGACCGCTTCGGGAAGTGGGTCAGGCTCGCGGCGAAGCGCTACCTCGCGGACCGTAAGAGAGCGGCGGCCGGGACTGCTCCCTTCACGTTCGACCCATGGCATGCGGAAGATGCTTGCGACTTCATCGAGAAGCTGCCGCACGTCGAAGGCGTTTGGGACAGCCCGACTATTGTCCTTCATGAGTCGCACGTGTTCCTGATCGTCAACATCTTCGGCTTCAGAAATGCGGACGGCTTCCGCCGGTTCACGACGGTCCTGCTGGCGGTCGCGCGGAAGAATGCGAAGTCGACCATCGCGGCGGCGATTCTGCTTTATTGCCTTTGTTGCGAGAACGAGCCAGGCGCCCAGGTCATCACCGCGGCGACGACCGGGCAGCAGGCGCGGGTCGTCTTCAACATCGCGAAGGCGATGGTCACGAAGACGCCGGATCTGCGCGAGGCGTTCACGCTGGAACCTTTCGCGAACGCGATTGCGCGGCTGGATCCGCTCGGGACGTTCAAGCCGATCAACGCGAAGGCGTCAACGCAGGACGGTCTCAATCCCTCGCATACCGTGATCGACGAGGTTCACGCGCACAAGGATCACGATCTCTTAAACGTGCTGAAGTCGGCGGCCGGCGCGCGGGGGAATCCGCTTTGGATGTACGCCACGACCGAGGGCTATGAGACGCCGGGCCCATGGCCGGAGCTGCGCAAGTTCTCGCAGCAGCTTTTGCAGGGCGTCTTCGAGGCTGATCACTTCTTCGCGATCATCTATGCGGTCGACGAAAAAGACAAGGATTTCGACGAATCGAAATGGGTCAAGGCTAACCCGCTGATCGACGTCAATCCGAAGCTGCTGGCCGAGATCCGCAAGCAGGCGACGGAAGCCCAGCGCATGCCCGGGACTCATGCCGAGTTCAAGATCAAGCGGCTCAATCGGCAGTCGGCCGCGGCGAATGCCTGGGTCAACCTGCAGAAGTGGAACAAGTGCCGCGGCAAAGTCGACCTGAAGATGCTGGAAGGTCATCCCTGCGCGGCCGGGCTCGACCTGGCGGCGACGACCGACTTGACGGCATTCCGGCTGATCTGGCACGTCGACGGACGGTATTACACGCACGGGCTTCGCTGGGTGCCGACCGATGCGGTCGCGCAGCGCACCGAGCGCGGCACGGTCCCGTATGCCGCATGGGTGCAGGCGGGACTGATCAAGCAGACCGAGGGCGACGTCACCGACTACGAGATCATCGAGCGCGACATCGTCGCCCTGTGCGAGCGCTTCAATCCGGTCGAGATCGCCTTCGACACGTGGAACGCGACCGACATCTGCAATCGCCTGCAAAAGCGCGATCTGCCGATGGTGCAATTCGTACAGGGACCGAAGTCGTATCACCCGGCGATGCAAGAGCTCGAACGTGCCTACATCAGCGGGCGCCTGAACTATGGCGACGATCCGGTCCTGTCATGGTGCGCGGCGAATCTCGTGCCGCGGCACGATGACAACATGAACAAGGCGCCGGATAAGAAACGCTCGGCCGACAAAATCGACGATATGACCGCGCTCCTGATGGCGATGGGCGCGCTCCTGCGCGCGAACTCCGACGAATACGTGACCGGCGAGCTGGTGGCCGCATGAATCTCTTCGGCTTCGAGATCAGTCGCAAGTCCGGCGCGATGACGCTGGACGAGTTGATCAATCGAATCGAGGCGTGCTTCGCGACGGCCTCGAACGTCGTCGTGACGCCCGAGACCTGCATGGAGTCGCCGACCGTGCATGCAATCGTAACGGCCATCTCGCGCCGGATTTCGGTCTCGCCCGTCTCCGTCTACCGGAAGACGACTAGCAAGTCCGGAGACGCAAAGGAGAAGCTGCCGAATCATCCGGTAGCAAAGCTCCTGAACAGCCCGAACGATTGGCAGTCGCGGGTCAATTATTGGCAGGACGCCGCGAGCTGGTTTGTGCGTTACGGCAACTTTTACGCCTGGAAAGGGCGCGGGCTGACCGGGCCGATCCGTAAGCTCCTGCCGCTGCATCCCGGCGGGACCGATGTCACGCAAAACGACGATTGGTCGCTCGTGTATCGCTCGACGCTGGCCGGCGGGAAGTCGCGCGACTTCACTGCTGACGAGATTCATCACGTGCGCGGAGCTGCACGCAACGGCTACAAGGGCGATTCGTTCATCACCGACGTGCGCGAGGCGATCGCGCTCGAGATCGCGGCCGAGCGCATGGGCGGTTCGCTGTTCGGCAATGGCGCCGTGCCGCTGATGGTCTTCAAGCAAATGGTCGGCTCGGCCGGCTTCAAGACGCTCGAAGATCAGAAGAAGTTTATCGAGGATTTTCAGGAGAAGTTCTCGCAGAAGAAGCGCTTCACCGCGATGATGCTGCCGAAAGGGATCGAGGCCGACAAGCCGGTCGCGGTCGAGAACGATAAGGCGCAATTTTTGGAGACTCGGAAATTTCAGCGCACGGTAATCGCCGGCGCCGCTGGCGTGCCGCCGCATCTGGTCGGCGACCTCGAGCGCGCGACCTTCAACAATGTCGAGCAGCAAGACTCCGACTTTACGATCAACGTCATCCTGCCGATCGCGCAGACCTTCGAGTCATCGATGGAGCGCGACTTTTTGACCGTCGAGGATCGAAATAGCGGGATCATCATCCGCTTCAATCTCGACGCGATTCAGCGCGCCGACTTCAAGTCGCGCCAGGAAGGCAACCGGATCATGCGCGAGGGCGGCGCCCTGTCGCCAAATGAGTGGCGCGAGCGCGAGAGCATGAATCCGATCTCGGAAGAGGACGGCGGCGACGACTACATTCGCCCGATGAATTTCGCGGTATCTGGCGAGGATCCGCCCGCGCCGAAACCGCAGCCCAGCGCGGCGCCCGTAACGGAAGGAGCTTAGAACTATGGACCGACTCGAATACTTCGCCATTCCCCTCGACATCAAGGCGCTAGGCGAGCGCCAGTTCAGCGGCCATGGGGCGATCTTCGGGAATGTCGACCTGGACGGCGACATCGTCGTTCCTGGCGCGTTCAAGCGCAGCCTCGCCAAGTATCGCGACGCGGGAACCATGCCGGCGATGTTCTGGATGCATCAGCCGGATCAAGTGCCCGGCGCCTGGGACAAGGTCGTCGAGGACGACGAAGGGCTCGCGACGGTCGGAGAGCTGGCGACGACGCAGCTCGGCGAGGATCTGCGCAAGCTGATGAAGCTGAAGGCCGTCCGCGGGCAGTCGATCGGCTACAGACCGATCGAGGTCGATTGGGACAAGCAGGGCAATCGACTCCTGAAGGAGGTCGATCTCTGGGAGATCTCGATCGTCTCGCTGGCGATGAACCCGCTCGCGCGGGTCGAGGCCGTGAAGGCGCGGCTGTCCGAACTCGGCGAATACGTCCCGAGCGCGCGCGAGATGGAAGCTTACTTTTCGAAAATGGGCTGCAGCCGGAAGGCGGCGCGCAGCCTAGTCGCGAAATTGTTCGACGGTCATCTGCGGGATGCCGATGACAGCCTGCGGGATGCCGGCTTACCGGACAGCGATGCGACGGCAGCGATCAAGGCGGCGAACGAGCTCGCGGATCGCATGCAAGCGGACATGCTGCTGCATCAATTCACTTAAACCACGAAAGGAAATGCGATGAAACGGTTCCAACATACCCAGCTTTATGCGGCGCTCGCCGCTATGGCTGCCATTCCCGCCGTCACCGGGCCGCGCCAGGCGACGCCGTTCCAGCTCCATCAGACGGACGCCAGCGGGTCGTACACCGCCGTCAAGGAAGCGATCGACAAGATCGGAACCTCGTGGCAGGCGTACCGCGACACGAACGACGCGCAGATCAAGGCGCTGAAGGAAGGCAACGAGACGAAGGCGCGGGATCTGGGCGAGAAGCTCGTCAAGCTCGAGGGCGAGATCTCGAAGTTCACCGAGTTGAAGCGCTCGGTCGAGCTGGAAATGGACGCCCACAAGTCGCGGATCGAAGAACTCGAAACGCGCAGCAAGCAACCGGGCGCCACGCAGCTCGAAAAGGTAAACGGCGAATACAAAAAGGCGTTCATCGAGTTCATCCGCGGCCGCGGTCAGGCGCCGGAAGCAGAACGCAAGATGCAGGAATGCCAGCAGAAGCTCGTCGAGCTGAAGACTGTCACGATCGGCAGCAATGCCGGCGGCGGCTATGCCGTGCCCGAGGAAATCTCGCGCCAGATCGAAGTGCTCGAACGCAAGTTCTCGCCGGTGCGCGATCTCGTCAAGGTCGTACAGGCGGGGACCAGCGATTACAAGGAGCTGGTCAACCTGCGCGGCTCGTCCTCGGGCTGGGTCGGCGAGTCGGATGCACGCACGCAGACGAACACGTCGCTCCTGCGTGAAGTCGCGCCGACGCACGGCGAGCTCTACGCCTATCCGCAAGCCTCGGAATGGTCACTCGATGACATCTTCTTCAATGTCGAGAATTGGCTGTCCGAAGAAGTGGCGACCTCGTTCGCCCTGAAGGAAGGCGATGCGGTCATTCGTGGCAACGGCACGAACAAGCCGACCGGGATGCTGAACACCGCGCCCGTTACGACGGCCGACTTCGCGTCGCCGCTGCGCGCTCCTGCCGCGTATCAGTACGTGGCGAGCGACGCCTCGCCGATCGGGATCCTCGGCGACGCGCTGATCGATCTGATCTACACGCTCAACAGCATGTATCGCGCCGGCGCGTCGTTCGCGATGAACTCGACGACCATCGGCGCAGTGCGCAAGCTGAAGGACGGAAACGATCAGTATCTCTGGCAGCCGGGCCTGCAAAACGGTCAGCCGGAGCGTCTGCTCGGCTATCCGGTCTCGCCATGGGAACAGCTCGACGACATCGGCAGCAATAAGTACCCGGTGCTCTTCGGGAACTTCCGCCGCGCGTATGTCCTGGCCGATCGGGTCGGTATGCGGATCACTCGCGACAACGTCACGAATATCGGATTCGTCCGGTTCTACGTGCGCCGCCGCGAGGGCGGGATCCCGCTGAACAACGACGCGCTGAAGGTGCTGAAGACGGTCTGATCGCAAACGCAGGGAAGACTCGGGCGCCGCAGGTCAACGCGGCGCCCGATTTGGAAAAGGGATGGATTACAAACTTCGGATTCTGCGGACGTGGCGTTACTCGCCGAACGGTCAGGCGATGGCGGAACTCGCGGCTGGCGACTATCGCGTGCCCGAGGACGTGAACGAGAAGACGGCCGAGCGCGCGATCAAGCAAGGGATCGGCAAGCGGCTCGAGGTCAACAAACGCGCACCTTCGAATAAGGCGCTGCATGCTGCACCAGAAAATAAATAGGCGCTGGGACGGATCTCCCTGCATCGTCGCCGCGACGGGCCCATCGCTGACGGCCGAGGTCGCCGCGACCTGTCGCCTGCTGGATGCTCGCACGATCGCCGTCAATGACGCCTATCGGCTGCTGCCCTGGGCAGACGTGCTCTATGCGTGCGACGCCGCATGGTGGGAAGCCCATGCCGGCTGTACGGAGTTCGCCGGCGAGAAGTGGAGCTCGCATCAGGCGCCGCTGAACCTGAAGGAAGACACCGCCGCGCGCTTCGGGCTCGATCTTGTTTCAGGCAACGATAGTGCGGGCTTTTCCACGAACCCGCACCGGATCCACTACGGCGGGAACAGTGGATTTCAGGCGATCAACCTCGCGATTCTGTGGGGCTGCGGTCCGATCCTGCTGGTCGGCTTCGATCAGCGCGAAGTCGACGGGAAGAAGCACTTCTTCGGCGATCACGTCGGCGAAGCGCTGACCAATGAGAACCCGTCGCGCTTCCTGAGCGCATATCAGCTCGCGGCGAAGAAGCTGCCGCCGGGCGTTTCGATCATCAACTGCACGCCGGCCAGCGCGTTGAAATGCTTCCGGCAGGAGCGACTCGAAGATGCGCTCGCAATGGTCGCATAATCGCGTCGCCGCGCCGGTCGGCGAACCGCTGACGCTGGCCGAGGTCAAGCGCGATCTGCGCTATGACGACTTTGGCTCGCCGCCGATGCATCCGCTCGACGGCCTGATCACGCGCCTGATCACAGCGGCGCGCGAGTACGTCGAGAGTGCCCGCTCGATCGGGCTGCTGGCGCAGACCTGGCAGCT